GGCGACCAAGGCCGACCTGCTCGAGCTCGTCGCCGCTGCCACCGCGCCCGAGCCCGAGCCCGCGGCGGAGCCGGAGGCGGAGGGAGGGGAGGTGTGAGTCTTGACTGTGGGGTCACCGTCGAGGACATCCGGGGTCTGCTCGGCGTCCCGCCCGACGCCACCCGGGACCAACAGATCGGCTGGGCTCTCGACGCGGCCTGCGCTCTGTGGGCTCAGCGGACCGGCCGGATCCCTGAGGTGGAGGGTTCGACCGCGGTGGTCACCGAGCAGGGCCGGATGTTCGTCACCCTGGCCGCCATCCGTCACTACACCCGGTTCGACGCTCCGTTCGGGATCGCCGGCGGGTTCGACACCGGACCGGTCTATGTGATGAGCCGGGACCCGGACCTCCAGGCGATGCTCACCGGGGAACGTCTCAGTTTCGGGGTCGGCTGATGATCACCTTCACCGACACCCTGTTACGGGACACGATGACCGAGGTGGCCGCGGCACTCGCCGAGACTTTTTCCGCACGTCCATGGCCAGCCGTCAGGAAAATCCGGCAGCTCCCCCCAGGGTCATCGCTCCCGCTGGAGCAGCCGGTCGACGCCACTGTGATCGTCTCGGCCCGTCCCGTCGACCTGGTCGTGACTCCCGAGCTGATCGTCACCGCGGGCGAACCGTGGATGAGGCCGGGCGGGTCAATCTGTGAGCGGCTGATCACGCTCAACGTGGTCATCTACGCCGGCCGATTCGCCCTGGAAGGCACTTGGGATCTGCTCACCGACCTTTCCGAGCACGCCTACCGGACCCTCGAGGAGATGCCCGCCGTCACCCTTACCAGCCTGGGCCGGGCCGGGAAGTACGAGGTGGCCGGGGTCGACTACCTGGGCGCCGTGATCGCTTTCGACATCTACAGATAGGAGGAGTGACATGCCAGTGATAGAAGCCAAAGTCCGCCAGGGAACCCTCACGCTCGGTGAGACCGGCAGCGAATTCGCCTTCTCCTGTCAGGTGACGAACATCCGGATCAACAGCTCCTATTCGGACGACGGCGACAGCCTGGAGACTCTCTGTGGGGACACGATCCCTCCAGGCCGCAAGCTCGACACCCGGTCTCTGGCCGGCACCTTCGTCCAGGACTGGCTCGACGAGGCCCTGTCGGTCACCGAATACCTCTGGGAGCACGACCTCGAGGTGCTGCCCTTCGAATACGTCCCGAACACGGTCGACGGCGGGCCCACACTCACGGGGGATTGCCGGGTCGAAGTCCCCGGCGAATCCTTCGGTGGTGATGTCAACACCCGGATCACCTCCGACTTCGAGTTCCCCATCGTCGGGGAGGTGACCAGGACCTGGCCGGTAGCTCTCGAAGCCTCCGCGCCGGCCGCGGCGCCAACCCAGACTCGGGAGGAGCTGGAGGCCCTGACCGTGAACGAGCTGCAGGCGATCGCTTCCGAGGCGGGTCTGTCCACGTCGGGCACAAAGGCGGAGCTGGTCGACCGGATCCTCGCCGGGGCGTAAATGGCCGACCGGCCCCAGGTTCGGATAGAGGGCCTCGACCGGTTTCTCCGCACCATGGGTCAGGCGACCGACGAACTGGCCAACCTGGAGGACGCAGCGACCGCCACTGGAGACCTGGTGGCCGCCGAGGCCGGCCGGCGGGCGCCGAGACGGACCGGCCGGCTCTCCTCCTCGATCGTCGCCGGCGTCGGGCCGAATCAGACGGTCGTCGGTTCGGACCTGGTCTACGCCCCGGTCATCCACTGGGGCTGGCCGGCACGAAACATCGAACCCGAACCGTTCCTCGTCGAGGCCGCCGAAGCCACCCGCCCCTCGTGGGAGGAGGCCTACCAGAAGGACGTCCAGAAGACCCTCGACGACGTGAAAGGAGCCTGACATGGCCTGGCAGAAACTGAGTGTGAAGATCAAAGGGGAGGATCCGGTCACCGTCGACACCCACGCCCGGGATTGGGCGTCGATCCCCTTCGACGAGCTGCAGACCGCCGGCGCCCTGTTCCGGGTCTGTCACAACGCTCTGATCCGCAGCGAGATCATCAACGTGCCCCTCAACTACGACGCCTTCCTCGAAGTCCTCGACGCCATGCCCACCGCGATCGACGAAGGGGAGCCGTTGGACCCTACCCAGAAGGATCTCTAGGCCGGATGGCCACCGCGGTCACCATCGGATGGGGCGGCACCGTCTCTGACTGGCTGGACGACCCCAGGGCGCTTCTCACCGCGGTCGAACTGATCGACGAGATCAACCGGAAGGCGAGACGGTAGATGGCAGTCCCCGCCACCCTCCGCATCGACATCATCGCCGACGCCAAGAAGGCGACCACGGCGATGGGCCAGGTCGGCGACACCGCCAAGACGACCGGCGGACAACTGTCCGGGATGGCCGGGGCGATCGGCGGCGCCCTCGCCGTGGGTGCTGTCGTCTCGTTCGGCAAGGAAGCGGTCGGCGCGGCTGAAGAGTCAGCCTCGGCGATGGCCGGACTGGAAACCGTGTTCCGGAACATGGGCGACGCCTCGGGGACGGCCGCCCAGGACGCAGCCGACTACGCCTCCGAACTGTCCGCCATGATCGGCGTCGAAGACGAGCTGATCCTGGCCGCCCAAACCCAGCTCGCCAGCTTCGCCGCCGTCTCCGATGAGACGGCCCGCGCGTCCGGTGTGTTCGACCGGGCCACCACCGCGGCTGCTGACCTGGCGGCCGCCGGGTTCGGCACCCTGGAAGGGAACGCGGCCACCCTCGGCAAGATCCTCCAGGACCCGGCCGAAGGCCTCGGGAAACTCCAGAAGCTGACCGGCCCGCTCACCGACTCTCAGAGGGAGCTGATCACCGGGATGGCCGAAGCCGGGGACGTAGCCGGCGCTCAGGCCGCCGTCCTGGACATCCTCGAGGGAAAGGTTGGCGGCACCGCGGAGGCGACCGCCACCTCATCGGAGAAGATGGCCGTCTCCTTCGGGGAAGTGTCCGAAGCGGTCGGAGGTGTGCTCCTGCCCATCCTCGAAGCGATCGCTCCGATCCTCCAGATCATCGCCGGGTTCCTCGCCGAGAACATCGACTGGCTGTTGCCGCTGGCCGGCGCGGTGGTGGTCCTGGTCGGCGCCTTGAAGCTGTGGAACATGTGGCAGATGATCCTCAACGGCACCCTCGTCTTGAACCCGATCGGCCTGGTCATCGCCGCCATCGTCGCCCTCATCGCCGTCGTCATCCTGGTCATCAAGAACTGGGACAACATCGTCGCCGCTACCAAAGCCGCCTGGTCGGCGATCAAAGACGCCATCTCGGTCGCGATCGACGCCATCGCCGGGTTCTTCTCGGACCTGTGGGGAACGATCACCGGACTCAAAGACAAGGTGCTCGGATTCTTCACCTCGGCGGTCTCATGGCTGGTCTCAGCCGGGAAGAACATCATCAGCGGGCTACTCGACGGGATAAAGGATGGTTGGAACACGGTCACCGACTGGGTCGGCGGAATGCTCGACCGGATCCTCGGCTTCTACGCCAACGCCGGCCGCTGGCTCTACGACATCGGCAAGAAGATCATCCAAGGGCTCTGGGACGGCCTCAAAGACATGTGGTCGAACGTGACCGGATGGATCGGCGGGCTAGGGGACAAGATCGCCGATCTGAAAGGTCCACCCGCCCACGACGCCCGGCTTCTCGTCGGCGCCGGGAAACTGATCATGGGCGGTCTCGAATCCGGGCTCCGGTCCGGGTGGACGGGAGTGGCCGGTTATCTCGGCTCACGCAACCTGGCCATCTCCGGCGGGACGCTCGCCGCCGGCCGGGGAGGGATCGGCGGGCTGGGAGCACCGACCACGATCAACATCAACGTCACCACTACCGGGCTCGGTGCTGACGCTCCGGAACTGCAACGGGCCGTCGTCAACGCCCTCCGCGGATACAGCTCCCGTAACGGCCCGCTCGACATTCCAGTACGGGCGGTCACCTGATGCCGCCGTGGACACCGGACATGGCCTGGCCCTCCGATACACCCGGAGGGACTGTCTCCCCCGACTGGGGTGGCTATACGAAGCTGTTCGTCCGGGCCGCCATCGGCTCAGGCAACACCTTCCACATCGGCCAGCATGATTACGACCGGCTCGACGCCGGCAACGTGATGGGCGGCGGGGAACCCGGCCCCGGCGGCACCCTCTGGATCGACCTGGCCTGCGACATCCTCAGCCTGGAAATCAGCGCCGGCGCATCCACATCGCAAGGCATATTTTCCAAGCCGGATGCGGCCACCCTCACAGCGGTGATCGCCGACCCCGAAGGCATCTACGACCCGGTCCATCCGGGCCCCGGCTTCATGTTCGGCGGACGGTCCCGGCTCACTCCGGGCACTCCGATCGAAGTCTTCGCCGAAGTCGTCGACCCGGCCGACGGGACCTGGACCACACACTGGCTGTTCACCGGAACGGCGGATTCGTGGGCTCAGGATTGGACCCCCCATCCGTGGAACCGACAGACCACCCTGATCGCCACCGACGCCACCAAGAACTTCGTTCGCATGGACCGTCCCGAAGTAGCTCCGGTCGGTGCTGGGGATACGACCGAGGAGCGGATCGACCGGATCGTCACCTACTTCGGATGGGACGGCACCGTCCTCTCACCCGGGCCCGGAGTGGCCACCCTGCAAGCCACAACATTGGCCCAGTCGGCGTGGGAGCTGGTCAACCGGACTCTCGACGACGAGCTCGGCTACATCCACTTCACCCCCCGCGGGGAGCTCCGCTGGTTGGACCGGACCGTCTGGACGACCGTTCCCGACCCGGCGGTCCATCTCGGCTGCGACCTCGACGACGGACATGATGTTCTCATCGACGCCTCCCCGTCGGCGTTGGACCGGCAGATGCGGAATGCAGTGTTCGCCGCCCGGTCCGGCGGGACCACCCAGACCGCTATCGCCCAGTCGTCGGTCGACCGGTACGGCCAATACGACTACAAACGGACCGACCTCGGTCTCGAAGACGACACCCAGGCCGGGGAGTGGGCCAGTTTCGTCCTCGAGCTGTACGCCTACCCCCAGGTCACTCTCGACGATGTGACCATGCGGCCCGACATCGCCGAAGAACCGTGGGTGGTATGGGATCAGATTCTCGGCACCCAACCGGTCTCCGACATTGTCCACGTCCACTGGGAACCCCCCGACCTGACCGACCATGTGGTCGACGGGGAGTCCCGGATGGTCGGCTACCAGCATCAGATCAGCCGGACCGCCTGGGAGATGAAATGGCAGCTGGTCGCCGCCTCACCGATGGCCAGCGCCGGGGCGGTGTTCACCATGGGCCCACACCCGCAGGATCGTCTCGACCGCAACTTCGTTCTCGGATTCGCCGCATAGGAGAAATGTCATGCCTCAGAAAACTTGGGTGGTCGGCGAGGAAACCCTGGCCGCCGACTTCAACACATACGTCCAAAACCAGGTGGTGCCCGCCTTCCCCAATGTGGCCACCCGGGATTCCCAGTGGACGGCCCCGCCCAACGGGGCGATATGTGTCACCACCGACACCTACGCCCTCTGGATGCGGCGGGCCGGAGCGTGGCAGCCTTTGAATGCGGGCGGCGGAGTCCTCGGCTACGCCCAGGTGACCACGGTCCAATCGCCGATCGGCACTTCCGACACGCTCATCACCGGCCTCACACTTACCGTCCCGGTGGGAGCGTCCCGCCGGATCAAAGTCACCGGTAAGACGATCCTCAGCCCGAACGCTGGAGCGATAGTGCGGGGCATGATCTTCGCCGACGGGGTCGAAGTGAACCGGGGAACTATCACCCTCCAAAACGGCGAATTCGGCACTTTCCATGTCGAAGCGATCCTGTCGCCCACCGCGGCCAGTCACACCTATGCCATGTATGCCGCCACCAACACCGGACAAATCTCCTCGCAAGCCGCGGCCACCTTCCCCGCCTTCATCCTCGTCGAGGACATCGGCCCGGTATGACCATTGGCGTCGAATTTCGCGACCTCGACCACTACCCTTGGGGTCATGGAGTGGTGCCCAGACTGTGGGCATCGGCCGATCGACCGGATCGAATATCTCGAGGAGCCACTGCCCGGCTTCGGAGACGTGATCCGGATCATCCTTTTGCTCTGCGACCGCTGCGGCTGGTACGAACGCCACACCTCACAGGCGGTGCCCGTTCCCGCGTGAGCGTTGGGCGTGTCCGCTGATGGGCAGCATGGACGCCCTCGAGACGATGATCGCCATCGGCCTGGCCGGCTTCGGACTGGGCCTCGGTCTCGTCCTCGCTGCCTTCGTGGCCCGCACCCTCCGCCGCTACATGGGCGACGAGGAGATGAAGCCCTACAACGGACGCCGCAACCACGACGACGAGAGGAAGAAGCAGTGACCACCAGGCGTGAGCCGAACCTCGATCATGGCGACGAGCCGATCACCCTCGAGGAGGTCATCGCCTCCATCGCCTCCCATGCCATCACCATCCGCCTGCTCGGCGCCCGGGCCAAGCGGATCCCCGCCCGGTGGACCCCCGAATTCGAGATCCCCAGCTTCGAGGTGACACCGATCCCCGGCATCGAAGGGATCGCCGAATGAGACTCACCTGGCTCGTTGACGCCGCTGCCGAGACCGGCTACCCGGCTGTCGTCGTGGACGGCTGGGAGGGCCGCGGCTACTCCGACGGATACAACCCATCGACTGTCGTCGCCCACCACACCGCCGGGCCCAGCGGCAACGGCGACATGCCATCCCTCGGCGTCATCGTCAACGGCCGCAAAGACCTGGCTGGCCCCCTCGCCAACTACGGGCTCGGCCGGTCCGGCGCCATCTACGTAGTCGCCTCAGGCAAGTCCAACAACGCCGGCGAAGGCGACTGGGACGGCTGTGACACCAACTACTGCACCGTCGGCATCGAAGCCGAAAACGACGGGTACCAGCCCTGGCCCACCGCCCAGCTCGACGCCTACGCCAAGCTGTCCGCCGCCATCATCAAACGTCTCGGCTGGGACGCCTCCCAGCTCTGCGGCCACAAAGAGTGGGCACCCGGCCGGAAAGTAGACCCCCACACGATCAACATGAACCGGGCGAGAGCCGCGGTCGCAGACCTACTCAACGCCGCACCACCCTCAGACGAGGAGGACGCCTTGACCCCAGCCGAATTCGCCGGACAACTCAACGTCGACAAGATCAATGCTCTGGTCACAGCAAAGGTTGCCGGAACCTGGGTGATCGCACCCACCGACGCCAACCGGCAACACCAGGCCAACTATTGGGCGGGCAAGCTGCCCAACCCCAGCGATCCGGAATGGGCCGACTTCTACCGGGCAGTCCTCGCCGCCGGACAAGTCGCCGCCGCGATCGGATAGCCCCCGCGCCCTTCAGCTTTCGCGGCCAAGGGCTGTCCTGATCAGATCGAGGGCGATCGCAATCTCGGGCTCGTCGATGTAGTAGCGGCGTGTCGTCTCGACGGTGTCGCCGAGGAGGTTCGCTACGACGTCGACGCTCACACCGTCGCGGGCGAGCCGGGTCGGCAGATAGTGGCGAAGCTGGTACGGGCTGAACCACTCGACGCCGGCGCTGGTGAGCTTCTCCTGCTGTCGGTGGTAGAGGAGGGTGGACTGCCAGCCTCGGCCGTCGGCCGGCTGGCGGAACACGAGATTGCCGGCCCAGGCATTCGACTCCCACAGGGAGCGCATCTGCAGCTCGAGCAGGTCATGTCTCTGCTGGGAGAGAAGGGCACCGAGCTCGGGACCGAATGGGATCGTTCGGGGTTTCTTGTTCTTGGTGCCTGGCATCCACCGGTACTCGCCGAGCTCCTTGTCGTGTCGTAGCGCGCCGGTGATGCGGAGCACCCTCTGCTCGTGGTCGATGTCCTCCCATCGGAGGCCGGCCGCTTCGGAGGGTCGGAGGGCACAGTCGGCCATGGCTCGCCAGAGGCCACCGTTGAAGATCGGGTCCGTCTTCTGGAGAAGGCCCTCGACCTGGGCGGAGGTGGGTGCCGACAGACTTCCCTTCCGATCGAGATCGGGTAGACGTGAGGCTTTGGCCGGGTTCCAGAGGACGCCCGGCTCCTTGCCGGCGATCCGTCCATCACCGAGCGCCCAGGAGTAGGCGCTGCCGGCAAACGTCTTCATGGCCGTGATGTAGCTGGGCTTCCTCTTCGCCGCCTGTGCGGCCCGATACATGGCTTCGAGATCAGAGGGCCGCAGCTGGTGAGCAGCGATAGAGCCCAGATGCGGGACGAGCCAGTTACGGACGACGCTGTGACGAACCCGGGCGGCCGTCTGTGTCATCGTCGGCTGGACCGAGAGCTCGATCCAGGCCTCGAAGAGTTCGCCTGCCGTCTCGGCCCGTCCCGAAGGTCGCCCGGCGAGAACGTGGTCGCGTCGTTCGCGCGCTCGCGCGAGGGCTTCGGTCCGGGTCCGTCCACGCCCGCGCACAGTGGTGCCGGGGATCCAGGCTCGGTTCTGATAGATGACCATCCCGGTGCGTGGATCGGTCGAGTAGCTGCCTTCGCCGGTTGCTCGACGGGCCATGAGTGTTGCTCCTTTCGGGGGGCTTCGTGGGGGGCTTCGCCGTCGAATCTCAGCGTTTCGAGGCTCAACCCACCCAAACCCAGAGTAACCATGTGGAGCCGAATATGGTCAACTGGCGCTTGGGTTTTTTCGCGTTCGGGAGGGTGGGCGTATCCTGCTCTAACCACCCACCACGTCAGGCCCGATTGCCTAAGGCGTGTACATCGGCGTTTCCGGTTTCCCCTGTTGCTACCTGGTCATTCGACGTTTCATGGAGTATCGGGGGGCTTCGTGGGGGGCTTCGCTTCCGGGCCCGAGCCCAGCGCTTCGACCAAGTCGATGAATGCGTCGGCGCCGCCGGCGCCGTAAACGTCCTCGAGGTAGCGGATCAGGTCCCGGGTCTGATAGCGGATGCGGCCGCCCACCTTCTGACCGAGAGCTCCCGGTTCCCGCCCTTCGCGGCGTTGGCGGGCGAGGCCTTCGGTGGTCATCTGCAGCATTCCGGCAACTTGGTCCTCGAAGAGGAACAGGCGCAGATTCTTTTCGCGGTCTGGATCCATCTCCCACCCGCCCAGGGGGGTTATCTCAACCCTCTGCAACCTATCCAGACCCATCCCAACCCTTCGCCCGGTCCGGTCATCGTAGGTAGGGGATCGCTGCTTTGCACCAGTACTTGTCGGTTGACACATGGGATAGGCGGGGTTAGGTAGGGTTCTGCACCGGGGATGTAGGCCAGATCGCTAGACGGGACGGGGACCATGACCCTCAGCCAAAGCGAGATGGTGGGTGAGAAGATCGAGGAGATCCTGACCGAGTTGAAACGGGGGCAGCTTCTCTTCTCAGAGCATCTTCTCTCCTACCGGCAGGCAGCCGAGCTGCTCGATTGCTCGGTCGACTACGTCAGGAAGCTCGTCGAGCTCGGCGAGCTCGAACGTCACGACATCGCCCGGGACTCGGCCCATCCCATGTGGCGGATCCTCCACAGCGACGTCATGGCGTTCATCGAGCGGGTCAAGACCGGGAGATGAAAGAGCCGGTGATCCCATTGGGACCGCCGGCTCTTCCTGAAGCCCCCCACTGGCAGAGCAACCCACCAGCGAGAGGAGACAGAGACTAGTGAGGCCACCAAGACAGAAGCGGGGAAGCATGGAGCCGCCTCGCTGCTGGTGGTGTCACGAACCGATCGATCTCGACTCGCGCTACCGCGGTGAAGAGCCCGCAGTCATCGCGCTCCCGGTCGGCGTCGTCATCTGCACGCCCGCCTGCCCGGCGCGCCCTGCAGGAGCGCGGGTCTGGAGGACCGGTTGGGCCGCGTGATCCGCCCGGGGCCTGCCTCCATGGATCCGGGCCGCTGCCCGGGTGGTCTGGTCGTCCAGGTCTATGAGGTTCCCGCCGGCCGGCTCATCTTCGAGCGGGAGCTCGCTGATCCGGCGAAGGCTCAGCTGCAGGCGGAGATGGACGCCGAGCTCGCCGCAAACCTAGCCCAGGATGCGACCGGCGTCTGCTTCGTCGTGTTCGACGGCGACACCGGCGATCGCTATCCGGCCGAGGTCATGGCCCGTGCCCTGGGAGACGACACAGCCATCAAGAAGAAGATCGGGCCCCGGGATGGGCTGTCAGCCCCGGAGTGGGCCGCCCTCGACCTCGGCCTGACGAGGACCGAACCCTGCCCATCGTGTGGCGGAACTGGACATCGGGCCCTGAAGGCCAGGGGGCCGGACATCGCTCGGGCCATCGCCGGTGTCACCCATAAGAGCGGCCCCAAGACGAATCTGCGATGGGTCACGTCTGACCCCCCCCCTATCGGTGGTCAGACGCGTCGCCGGGATGCTCGACGTCGACCTGGAGGCGGCGGCGGTATGGCTGGCACAAGTGCACAAAGGCTGACATGAGCGTCGCTGCCCTCCAGCATGTCTTTGACGATCCCACTCCGGTTTCTGGTCCGCTCCAGCTGCTCCTGGTGGTGCTCGCATGGCGGACAAGGGACAAGACCGACGACACCTATCCGCTCACCTATGAGGACCTGGCCGACCTGACGCACTATTCGATCC